GCAGTATAAAATATTTCATCACCTGTTATAAATGGAACAGGACTAGAAAATGATAAAGTATTATATTTTAATGTATTGGCATCATATCCAGATTGTGGAAGTTGAACACCTGCAATTGCATTTGAAAGTGTAGATCTTGGGATATTTGCGGTAATTTGATATGATGGTAGTGAGTTACTAGCAGCATAAAAATTTTCATTTGACTCATTATAAACATTAGTAATATCAGATGTTAATACATTATTTCCAAATTCTATATCTATTAAATTACTAATTGCTTTTTTTATTTTTCTTCGTAAATCATACCTTCGATTAGAATCAGGTAAAACACTAATTCCTGTTTGTAAAATCAAATTATTTAAATTAATTGTTTGTGTTGATTGATTTACATTTGCAACTACACCAGTAGCTGCTTTATTTTCTTCATTTCTGAATAGTATTTCAACTTCATCACCTACTTTAATGCTAGATTTATTAATATCTCTTGTTGACAGAACTATATTTGATCCAGATATTGATTTTACTTGAAATCTTGATGAAGTATTATAAATCCATGAATTAGCAAATATTTCCTTTCTAGTTTTATTGGTTAATGGTTCTACTATCTTTTCACCAACATTTTTAACTGATATTTTTTCTCCTTCGGATAATAATCTTATATCAGATGTCGGAATAAATTCAGACAATACACCAGTTAATCTAAGTTCTACTTTTTTAGTTAAATCACCATTTTCATAACCATAATAAAATTCATCAGACCTAATATCATCTGTAGTAGAAATTGTATCTACTATATTTTCACAACCAAAAAATTGATTTAAAGATTTACTACTATAGTAAATATTTGTATTAATTCCAGATATTACAATTCCTGTAGATCCAAATCCAACAGTAGAATCTACAGTAATTACAGAAGAACCTGTTGAAACGTTTTCTATTGATTTAGTTTTAGGTGAAACATTGAATGTTCCTTCTATTAAATCAACATCGTTAAAACCAACAAATAATCCAATCTTGTAATAAACCTTACCTTGTCTTGTTATAGGTTCTATTTCGGATATAGAAGCTCTTGTTTCACTATCTGATGATTTTACTATTGTTTGTCCCACTAAATTAGTAGGATTTCCAGAAAGTGCTTCCGCAAGAACTATTTCTCTTCTTATAAACTCTGCTGTTGATGGTTTAATTAAATATTGTTCAAGATCTATAATTTTTGGAGTTTCATTATATAAAACGTTGAATAATATTCTAAACGATTCATCAGTTCCTTTTGATTGGTATAATGATTTTGAATTTTTTATAAAATTACTTACATCTAAATTATTAACAAAATCAACATTTTCTAATCCTGGTGTTAACGTTGTTTTTGTTTTTTTATAAAATTCTTTTAAAAATAATGCACTAAGATTTATAACTGTTGCATCTGCTTCATGATTTGTAGCAGTAGAATCGGTGAATACAAGTTCATTAGGTTGATTTTCTGCATGATATGTTGTAATACCACTAAATCCTCTAATACAACCAGTAAATGTATTAGTAGTTAATCCAGTATATGTAATTACTTCTTCATTAATTTTAAATAGACCATATTCTTTAGGAAAACCCTTGGTACTACTTACATTTACTGTGGTTGCAACTGTTGCAATACCACTTGTTAGTGTCGTTTCACCTACTACAACTTCAGGTGTTAAATTATCTAATTTTATGTACTGATCTAAATTATCAGTCAGGTCAATAGGACCTCCCTGATATTCTTGGGAGATATAATACTGTTTTAAAAAATCTACTGCTTTTGGACTTTCAGATATTAGAAATTCAGGAATTTGATTTTCAATTATCTGTTGGACTTTGACTCTCTTATCAATTCCAGTTGTTATCATATTATCCTCTTGTCAATGCTCCGTTTGAATAACTTGAAGTGACTTTATAACCAACACCAGATATCTGCTCACCAGATGTAATAGTGTCTTTAACCATATTTATGGTACTATCACCAACCGCAAATGTGAGGTATAAATCCTTTAATCCTATTACATCGTTTGATTGTGGGAAAGTTTGAATTTCAATAATATTATTTGCTTTTTCAGTTGAGGTTATATTAATTGTATTTAATATAATTTCACCATGAACGTAATCAACAGTTCCAGCTGATGCAACTATCAATCTATTTTCAGATAACTCAATATCACCTTTAACAATAGTTAATGTTCCTTTACCACTACCATCTAAAGTACCATCACCATTTTTATTTGGAATGTCTGTTATATACAACATGTCTGACTGACCCTGTATTGTAAATCCAGTAGTTTTAACATTTTTTCCTTCTGGATTTATATAAAAAGAATTACCAAAACATAATTCATACTGTGCAAACTGATTTATCAGTGCTTTTAAATTTCTTCGGATTCTAACTCTTGTTATATTAGATGTAATTGCATCATTAATATTATCAATAACATTCAAAACTTTACTATATTTGAATCTGCCACCAAATTTGTTAATATCAGTCGAAGATCCATAAGTGGTAAGACCATTAATAACCTTTGTCTTTAATTCAGATACAGTCGATACCTTTGATGGGTTGTAATAAACAAAAGACTCTAGTTCAACGTATAATAATTTTAAATCTAGAATTTTTTGGTTGATACCTGCTAATGAGTAACTTTTTAAATTAGAAAGAATTGAACTTTTATCAAAATCTGATACAAATTCACCATTTTTTGGTTTGATTGTGATTAAGACAGTTCCAAATTCTGGTGGATCTAACTCTTCACCACCAACAACTGATACAGATTCAGTATTTGGATATATTTGTTGTACTATAGACTCATAATCCCTTGCTGTAACTGCTCTGTACTGCGATGAATACAGTCTAGGTGCAAAATACTTGATTGAGTCAATTGATTCAATATTACCCCCATTAGCTGCCGATAAGACTGTTGTGATTGTTGGTGTAGTTGATGGTAATTGAATTTGATTTGAAGATGATGCAACACTACCTGCATAGGTAAATGAGGCAGGACCATTACCTTCTACACCATCTGTGACAATATAAGCAACTGTGATTAAAGAGTCATTATCTAATTTTTTACCAAAAACTCCATCACCAAATAATAGTTCATATTTCTCATCTGCAATTTCTTGAATTAAAAATACCTCTGATGTATTAGTAATGTTTAATATATTATCAACTTTACGATATTCTCTTCCCAATCCAGTTTCTGATGCACCTCTTACATAAACTCTAATAGTTGATGCATCTATAAATGAATTTTCAAGTGTAAATCTCTGATCCAGTGATCCATCAACAGTAAATGTCTTTGATAAGTAAGTTCCTTGATATACTATTACATCACTGAACGATCCTGTACTTGAAATTATATTTCCTGACCCATCTACTGCTTGAGTTGTAGTGGTTGTTATTGTTTCTGGTATTGAAAATACGTAAGAAGTGTCATTTGATGTACCTACACACACTAAACCTGCTTGGAGTGTATGTGTTGGTGTGTTTCCACTTGTAGTAACATCGAAAGATACGGTTGCTTGAGCAGCAGTTCTTGATCTTGGCACATATCCAACGTTTCGAGCAAGTGAAACAACGTTTTCTCTGACTGTTGCAGAGTCTAAGAAAGACTCATTCACTATCATATTTGAGTTAAACGCAGTAATATAGGTATTATATGCTAAAGTATCAATTAAAACCGAAAAATTTGATCCTTCAAAGTCAAAATCAGTAAAATCTGAGTTTGAACGGATATAATCCTTGATTGAAGTCTTAATTTGATCAAAATCTAGGTTTGTAAACTTAGTAAAAGGCATTTATCTTGTTGCTTCGAGCATGAATGTGAATTCTTGTGTAGGAACTTCTTGTCCAATAATATCAAAAAACACTGTAACCTCAAATTCATTCAAATCTGGTCTAGGTTCAACCTCAACTGTTACATTTTCTATTCTAGGTTCAAAGTTTTCAAGTGTAATTTCAATTTGGTTCTGTATTACTGATGCAGTACCAAAATCTACAAAGTCAAATAGGCTATTTCGTACTTCTGATCCCAAAACAGAGTTAAAGAACCTCTCAGTAGGGATAGTTTGCACTAAATTCCTTACAGATTTCTTAATTGCGTTCTCATTTTTAAGAATTGTAAGGTCTTTTGTGACTGGATGGGGGTCAAAAGACAAACTAATGTCCTTAAATGCCCTTGATGTCCGATTTATTGCCATTAAAACAGGTGTTTTCCTGTTTTATTTATGACACTTTTACAGAATGTTATTATTTATCCTAATTCTGGTTCAAAAGGTGCTCTTTTCTTCTCAATTGCTGTATTTCCTGCACCTACATTCATATCAACTGCCCTTTCTTTTGCTGTTTTCCAGAAATAATTCTCTTCTGAACCCAATCCATCACGATCATGACCATTTTCTACCTGATAGTACACTGTTGATACCTTAAAATCAGGCATTTTAGGTGTTTCTGGTGTAATACTGTTATCATAGATACGCATTCTATTGTTTGGATAGAGTGCAAACTGCCCATTGTCTAATTCTAAGAGGTTATGAGACTTATGTTCGGCAGGTTGTTCACTTGT